GTCTCCAGACAGGCATATCCAATCAGCTTAATGGCATCGCTATGAATCAGCAGAATTGTTGTTGTGAAAACAGGGCCGCTATCGCTGATGTAAAATATGCAATTGCTACAGAAAATTGTGCTGATAGAGCTGCTATTTCTGATGGCATTAGGGATCTTATGGCACAGAATACTGCTAATACACAGGCAATCGTTAACTCTACCAATGCTGGTTTCCAGGGTATAATGGATAAATTATGTCAGCTTGAACTAGATGCCAAGAATGATAAGATCGCAGATCTCCAGAGCCAGCTCAACCGCACAACAATTATAAGCGACCTTAAAGCTAATAATGAAGCGCAGTCTGCATATCTTATTAATCGTATTAATCCTACACCTATACCCGCGTATTATGTACAGAACCCAAATTGCTGTAATAATAATTATTATGGCTCAGGCTGTGGTTGTGGAGCTGCTTAAGGAGGGGATGATATGGCTGAATACGTATCAGTTGGTACGCAGACTGTTAACCCCGGCGAATCGGTAGTATATAATATTGCTGTCGTTCCCTGCACTAGAGGTCTTGTTAGACCAAGACTTGGTAGTGGCAATATTAATTTAAAAGGATGGGTTCCTACCAATTATGGCTGCGGATGTAACTGCAATCGCAATGCCAATTATTTGGTTGAATTCGGAGCGAATATTGCTATTCCTGATGGAGAAACGATAGGACCTATTTCTCTGGCATTTGCTTTGGACGGCGGCACAATTGAAGCATCGTCAATGTCTGCAGCGCCAACTGTGACAGAAGCATTCTCCAATGTTTCTCGTACCAAAAATATACCGGTGTTAAACGGTTGCTGCCAGACTTTGACAGTCAGAAACACATCATCAATTCCAATACTAGTTTCTGATCCGTCAATTGTTATCTCCAGACCCGATTTGGCAATAACTAGGTGAAAGGAGAAAAAATCAAAATGGCAGAAATGAAAGATCGTAACAAGGTCCTCGAAAGTGCAGAAGACATGGTATTAGAGGAAATTCGTAAAGTCGTTCGCAAGGGCGAAGTACACCCTAACGAATGGGATAATCTCAAGAATGCAATATGTATTCTTACGGATATTTGTAAAATTCATCATTATGATAATCAGGATGATATGAGATATCCAGAGAATGAATATTCCGGAAGAGTATATCCGACCACTCATATGTACGGTATAGAGCCTCACGGTAAAATGACAGCTTCTTATGAACGTGGTAGATCTCCGGTAACTGGACGTTATATTAGTCGCGGTGACGGTTATAGCGGTCATTCTATAAACGATAGGATGGTTGACAAACTTGAGCGTATGTATGACGAAGCACAGACACAGCATGAAAAAGATGTTGTTAGCATGTGGATAAATCAGATAAAAAATTCTAATCAGTAATTAAGTTAAGCCGGTGGTTCTATGTTTTAGGGTCATCAGCCTATACTTTTATTAAGGAATGGTATAATGGAACAATTCATGAAACAATTAGAAATCCATTTTTCAGCAAGCTACTGGATATTTTTGGTACCAATATGTTTAATGCTCATAGACTTTGCAACAGGTATTATTAATGCATGGGCATCGAAACATTTGAAATCGTTTAAAATGCGTGTAGGATTGTCTAAGAAAGCTGGAGAGTTAGCGATATTAGCAATTGGCGAAGTATTTACTGTCGGCATGTCTATACCGTTATATGTTTTAACATTTTTATCTGCATATATAATTTTCATGGAAGTAGTTAGTATATGTGAAAATCTTAAAAAGATGGGGATAAAAATTCCGAAATTTATAGATAAAGCTCTTGGAAATGTTGAAAAAGAGATAAATAAGGAGTAATAAAATGCTTTCTAATACAGCTGTGCCTATATACTATGGTAAATTTCGTGATAAAGTTTTATCTGGTAATCTTCCAGTAAGCGAAACAATCGAAATGCAAATGAACCGCATCGATGATAGAATAGCAAACCCTGCTATATACTATGATGACGAAAGCGTAGAAGGCATCATTAAATTTTGCGAAAATGAATTAACTTTGACGGATGGCTCCGATGTCAATCTTACCGATTCATTTAAATTATGGTTAGAAGATGTTTTTGGATGGTATTATTTTCAAACAAAAAGTATATTTGTGCCATCTGATAACTATAGCGATGGTCACTATGAACTTCGGCAAGTTAAACGTAGATTAGTTAATAAACAATTTTTAATCGTAGGAAGAGGCGCAGCTAAATCTTTATATGATGAATTTATTCATGCATATGGGTTAATAGTCGATCGAACTACTACCCACCAAATAACTACAGCACCCACTATGAAACAAGCAGACGAAGTTATATCTCCATTTTCAACTGCTATAACTAGATCCAAAGGTCCGGTATTCAAGTTTATGACAGAGGGCTCTATTCAAAACACGACAGGTTCTCGTGCCTTTCGTCCAAAGTTATTTTCATCTAAGAGGGGAATTGAAAATACTTTGACTAATTCGTTATTAGAAATACGTCCTATGAGTATATCTAAATTACAAGGTCTAAGAGTGAAATACTCTACTATTGATGAATGGCTTTCTGGCGATACAAGGGAAGATGTAATTGGCGCTATAGAGCAGGGTGCATCAAAAATAGATGACTATTTAATAATTGCATCTTCTAGTGAAGGAACTGTACGTAATGGTATAGGCGATACAATCAAAATGGAATTAATGTCTATATTACGCGGAGATTATGTTGCCCCACACGTATCTATATGGTGGTATAAACTTGACGATATTTCAGAAGTTAGTGATGCTAGGATGTGGGTAAAAGCAAATCCAAATCTTGGTATAACTGTTTCTTATGAAACATACCAGTCCGACGTAGAAAGAGCAGAAAATGTTCCTTCTGCGAGAAATGATATATTAGCTAAAAGATTTGGTATACCTATGGAAGGATATACGTATTTCTTTACATATTACGAAACATTGCCGCATACACCTAAAGAATTTTGGGGATTGCCATGTTCGGTTGGGATTGATCTGTCGCAAGGTGATGATTTTTGTGCTTTTACATTTTTATTTCCTTTATCAGACGGACAATTTGGTGTAAAGGTTCGTTCATACATTACTGCAAATACTTTAAATAAATTGCCGCAATCAGCTAGAATGAAATATCAAGAGTTCATGGATGAAGGTTCTTTAAATATTCATGAAGGACGAATATTAAACTTGATGGACGTTTATGATGATATATGGGATTATATAACACGATGTAATTATGATGTGCGTTCATGTGGATACGACCCTTATAATGCCAAAGAATTTATTGACCGTTGGACAAAAGAGAATGGTACATTCGGAGTTGAAAAAGTAATTCAGGGAGTGAAAACCGAATCGGTTCCGCTCGGCGAATTAAAAACACTAGCTGAAGATAGGGCATTATTGTTTGACGAAGTTTTGATGCAATTTTGCATGGGAAATAGTATCGTGCTAGAAGACACCAATGGCAACAGAAAGTTATTAAAGAAACGACATTCAGCAAAGATTGATAATGTATCTGCTCTCATGGACGCATTTGTAGCATATAAACGAAATATTGAATACTTTGAATAAGGTGATAAGATGACATATAAATATTGAATACTTTGAATAAGGTGGTAATATGACATATAAATATTGGAAAACTGATGAACTTCAGCATTTCGGTGTTAAAGGCATGAAATGGGGAATTCGAAAAAAAGTAAGTGCTGCTAAAAAATTGCGTGATGCTAAAAAACGTAGGAACGAAATGATCAAAAATCGTAGTCTATTATCGGATGCTCAACTTTCCGCACTAACTAATCGTATTAATAATGAAAATGCTTTAAAAGCAGCGCACAATATAAATGAATATTCCCATACTGGGGACTCTATAAATAAATGGATATCAACACTCGGGGATAGTGGTAGAAGAATAGTAAGTACGGCATTAGTTTCTACAGGAACTGCAGCATTAGTTTATAGCATGTTTACAAAAGGTAGAACATCAAATAATAAAATTATGAAAGGCCTATATAATGCAATAAATTTTGGAAAGCAATATGGGGTAGGGTTTGGTAAAAAGAAATGAATAATTATACATATTGGAAAAATGATGAACTTCAGCATTCCGGCGTTAAAGGAATGAAATGGGGAATTCGAAAACAAAGAGAGTACATAGCGTCGAAAATAAAGGGACGTGAGGAAATAGCGTATAGAAATCTTAGCCGAAGGACGAAAAGACTTGCTGCTGCCGCTGCGTTAAGTGATCTAGCATCACGTGCTAGTTTAATGGCGTTTAATAAAATACCTAAGTCATCTTCTGGATTTAAAACGGCTGCAGCATTACTTGGCATAACAGGAAAAGTTGCGGGAGGTTACTTGGGCGGAAGAGCTGCGGCATCTGGATTACTTACTATTGGTGCTCACAAGTTATATGCGAATACATTGAGCG